GTCTGCACCATACCCACCTCGCAGAGCTTCATATCAACGCCCCAGCGAATAAACGTCCTTTTTATCTGCTCCACAAGCTCACGTCTGTGGACGAGAAAAAGCACTCTCTTGCCGTTAAAGGTCGTTCGCCTTGCCATTTCAGCCACTATGCAGGACTTTCCTCCACCGCATGGCAGGACTATGCAGGGTGCTTTATACCCTGCACGCCAAGCCTGCCTTACTTGCTCCACCAGCTCATTCTGATACGTTCGCAGTTTCATTGGACTTCGCCGCCTTTACCCTTTTCAGAACGCATTTCATGCAAAGCTGTTTGCCGTAATTCTTCATCGAGCCGTCTATTATCTGCTGAACTGTGCGCCTGCCGTCTGACATTATCGTCTTTCCGCACTCTGAGCAGATATGTTCGTCTGCAAGGTGATAGTATGTCCTCAGCGCTTCATCAACAAGTTTCAGATCGTTGCTTATGTACATACTGTCGAACAGCCCAATAGGACTTTTGCAGGTGTCAGTGCCGTCCGTCTGAGTGGCGAAAAGATACTTGCCGTCAACCACAACAGTTTTAAGCACAGTTGTGAACATACCCTCGACAGTTATCTTCTCGTCAAGCAGCTTGCCGATAGTTTTAGCTTTCTGCCTGCCGTCCTCGCCTGTATCAAGGTGATTGAGAAAATACACGATAACATCTTCGGGAAGCATTTCAACGCTTCTCACAAGCTCCCAGAAATTCTTTGCAATGTCGGTGAACTTCTGATAGCCCGTTTCCTTTGCACGGCGCATAAACTCGTTCACCATAAGATACTGACTATCGTCAACGGCTATGGACTTTGCCGTCTGAGCTTTCATAAAGCGTTCTATCTCACCGTAATTGTCGGTATGTATCGTTGACTTAAACTGTGTGCGGAACGGAAGCTGTTTTCCGTTCACATTCACAAGTGCAAGCTCGTCCTCTTTGAAATTTCTCAGGGAAGCAGATTTGCCGCTTCCTGAAAAGCCTAATACAAGTATTGCAAGTCCCATTCTCTTTTCCTCCTTATCTTATGGTCAGTCCAGGTCTGCGGACAACAGCCGCATATGGTATCTCTCTGCCTGCCTCGATAGCCGCCTTGACAGCCGTCTTGCTTATGTCAGGATCTTTGTATTTCAGCAGGCTGTCATCATTGACCTTTGCCCACTCCACAAAGGCTTTCGGGTCTGTTATCTCGGTGCTTTCCCTGCCCTTTGTAATGCTTATCTTAGCCATAACGCCCTCTATTTTGTTAAGGCTGACCCTCTGCATACTGTTCATAAGATAAGCTTTAAGGCTCTCTGCCTGCTTGACCTTCTGCTCACGTCTTGCTTTGAGGGCTTTTTCCTCTGCTTCAAGCATTTTTGCCTCGCTGTTCAGCACCTTAACATAAGCCGCAACGTTCTCCGCCTTGTCTGTAAACTCAGCCTCAACGCATTCAAGGGTATCAAACCACACCTTTTCAGCCTCAGCCTTTTCCTCTGCCGTAAGCTCGGCATTTTCCGTCATATCTTCAAGGCTGTCAAAAAGCCTCTGAAAATCGTTTGTAAGCTCATAAAGTTTCATTTTTATACCTCCAGTTTTG